CCACGCTGTGTGTCAGCAAACTGTGTATGTGTAATCTTTGCCAAGTCTGGGTGTGCTTTTTGCCATGCTAGTTTACAGAACTCATTGTCTGTGCTACCTGTTAGCAATACTGCATCACGATCCTTGAAGTCGCCTGTCAGTTTGTCATACGCTACGATTTCTGTAGGGCATACGAATGTAAAGTCCTTTGGATAGTAAACGATTACTTTCCATTGATTTGCAAAGTCTTTTTCTGTGATAGTGAAAAATTGATCACTACCAGGATTGATACCGGTTACGGCAAACGCTTCTAATTTATCACCAACTGTTTTCATTTAATTCTCCTTTGTGTGTGAAATAAAAACTTTGAACAACGTGTGTTCGTGTATTAATTGTACATTTATATATCCTATTGATCAAGCAAAAATCATAGGTTTTAGCTAATATATTTTAATAACGTTAATAGGATTTTTTAATAATAAAAAAGCACCCGAAGGTGCTTTTTTGGAAATATCGATATCAACCTGCGTAAGGAATATAATCAATACCATTAGTCATTCCTACTAAGTTAATAGTATTTTGGAATGTTTCGTTATTAGCAGCCACTAACAGAATGTCTGCCTGATCGTAACCATACGTGTGCATAATTCCTGTTACTTCAGTTACTTGTGCGAGTGTTGCATCAGTACCAAAGATGTTTTTCCAAACATGCTTAACGAAAGTCTCGTCACTAACACCGCCTGCATCTTCTTTGTAAACGCTAGTGTTTAAAAGAATTTGTGCAATTTGTTTGTTGGTGTAGTTATGCTCCTTGAGCCAAATACCAGCACCTTCAAATTCTTCAGTGATATCGTCTGTGCCTAGAGCAGCACCGAGCAATGAATAAACAAAACCAGCATCGCCTTCCACATCAAATGCAACAGCCTTGTCATCAAATACTACACGCTCGTGATCGGCAAGATTAAACGACAAATTAGAAACCAATCCACTAGTAACTGTAATGTCGCCATCGGTATTTGTAACGGAGTAATCTGTGCTATCACCGTTGATAGTGTATGCATCAATCCCAGCAGTGCCAGAAACATCGACAGAAATATCTACAGTACCGTCGCCAACTCGGCCAGTACCAACTGCACCGATAGTAGCAATCTTGCCGCCTGCGCCAACAGTGGCAACAGTAACAATAACATTATTGGCGCCATTAACGCCGCCTAATTGAGAGCCGAGGATAGTGATAGTGTCACCTGCGGCGTAGCCAGTACCTGCGCTGGCTGTCGCGGAATCTAATGAAACAGTATAAACACCGTTTTCTTTTGTGATATCAAACTTAGCGCCAGTACCTGCGCCAGATGTCGTTCCAGTCTTGTCCTGGTAAGTAGTATTAATTGCCTTATCGGCTATTGTAATATTAATGGTCATAGAAAATCCTTATTAAATGACTGTGTGGAATAGATATTATATATGCTCGCAGCGCATAGGTCAAGAAAAAAGGCTCCCAAAAGGAAGCCTTCTTGGTGGTTTGGTTTACAAGGTATTTCCTACCCCGGACTGGCAGTTTCTTAGGCTGCTACGGCAACACGACCGCTTACAGAGTTACCTGTGAAGCTTAGTGCGCCAAAGTCGAATGTATCAGCGTTTGCTTTTACTTTAGTTTGCTTGATTTACGGTCATCGCCTACCGTGTTGCCGTCTCTACTATCTAGCCCAATCGATTACCAGAGCAGGCCCATCATAAAAATACTAACCTTTTACAAGATAAATGACCGTTAAAAGAACCATTGCTACAACTAGCACTTCCTTCCAACTAATCTCATCGACGAATAGTTTAAACCAGGGTGTTTGCACATCAACCCTGGCCCTTACATCGTCGTCGTTATCTTCCATTTAATATCCTTATGGTGGACCTGGCCGGATTTGAACCGGCGTCTTGAACTCCTTCGCTTTGAAGGGATTACAACAATACTTTACAGTATATATTTATTTTTGATAGTTGTCAACTATTTCCAAATATTTAAAGATATACATTTTCCAAAAATTGGATTATCATATTGTATCCAGGAAAATACATCTTCTTTAGATTTATCTGAAGCAAAAATATTTAAATTTTTAAATAAAGCCGCTATTCTTTCATCTTTTTCATTCGGCGGTGATTTAAGCAAAGCGACCTTCCCCCGCCCAAATGCTATAGGGTACAAATTCAAATCGCTATTCAGTATAGAAACAAATAAGGCCATTTGTGATAAATGGATAGTTTTTACATCATCCATAACAATAATTCCACCGTCTTTTAATAATTTAGTGGCCGCTATTAAGGCTGCTTGATTTGTATAAAAATTATCAGCATTTAAGTCAAACGATATTAGATCAACTTGTCCTTCTATAGGTTCTATAGTTGTCTGTATAGTTATGTTAGGCATTTTAATATCAACCTGACGATTTATCGCTGATAACAAACTATACAATTCATTAGGGGTAGTTGGTGGTAACGTTAACTCCTGCGCCCAGGGAAACTTTTCTGTAAAGTTAATCCACGGGTCAGCTAACCTTGAACGACGCTCTGCTAATCGATCGTTTTTACTAGCTATTAAGTAACTAAAATTATCTACCAGTATCCATTCAAGGTTAGGCTCTGTGCCAGTTTGTGAAATTATATCTTCTACTAGCAATGGCAGTACTCCGAGGTAGCAACCAAAGTCTAAAATTCGTTTCGAGTTTGATGCACATATTAACTGAGCAAATAGTACGTTATCGAAATACGCCCAGGCATTACTACTTTCGTTTAGTTGAAACATTGTAGTTTCTGCAATAATAGGAGCATAAAATTTGTACCCTACGTTTGGGTCATTTGTAAATTTTAAATTAACCTTTGTCATGTTAGATAGAGTTGTTAAACCAACCAACTTTCTTACCCTCGGCAATACGTCTATCGTGTTCTTCTACTGAACTAGGATAGCGCCAAGCCCAAACTGCTACACAAGCCATAAAGATTGCTGTGCTAATGATACCGATTGGCTTTACTCCACCTGTATACATTAGAATCAAACTTAGACTCATCATGCCTAGCATAAAGTATTTCATCTTCTGTGGGAACACACGTTTCTCTCCCCAGTTGGTAAGGAACGGTCCGAAGATTTTATGATTATACAGCCAGGCGTGCATCCTAGGACTGCCCTTGCTAAAACAATACGCTGCAAATACCACAAACGGACTATAAGGAATGCCGGGGGTTATAACACCAATGTAGGCCATTCCAAGGCTAATAAAGCCTAATACTTTCCAAAGAAATTTTTTCATTATCCTGCACTCACATCACCTGAGCCGCTTGCGGCATGACCACAAGTTGCTGCATCGCCAGCGCGGCAAATAGGTATGCCGTTAGCTTTTACTGTTCCGCTATGACCATCCATAACTGGACTCGAATGTGGGCTCCTGCCGTGTCCTGCGACTGCTGCTCCTTGAACAGCCACAGGACTACCGTTAACTTTCACTGTAGGGGCAAGATTGCCGGTGATTGTTCCACCGGCAACATCTACACCTACTCTAGATATACCTGGCATTATGCTAAAGCAATGCCTGTAGTTCCTTGCATATACTGATCGGCAAATTCCTTATCAGATGCTGCAACAACTGCAACGGCATTCTTACCTAATTTAATGTCCTTCTCAGGACTTACTGTAAACAAGTATGGCATTAGGGCCGGACCCTTTGGGCTCATACCAATTACAGATGGCTTGGACAACTTGTAAAAGTCTGTACCTTCTTCAACTAGTCGTGCAACTAGCTCTTCTCCGCTTGTTAGTTTTAGGGTGATTACTTCACCTGCTGTTACGCCTTTATCGATTAACATTTTTATCCTTGTAAGTGTGTTTTAAGTTCTGTGAAACCGCCGATTAATTGTCCGTCTAGGAAAATCTGCGGTACAGTGCGAGCATTAGGAACTGCTTCTAAAAGTTCTTCCTTGGTATACCCGTCACCGATTTTCTTTTCTTCAAAGGTAATACCTTTTTGTGTTAATAATGCCTTTGCTTGATCGCAATAAGGACAGTGGTACTTCGACCATACAATCGCTTTCATTTTTTTTATCTCCAGGTTTTTTGTGCGATCCAGTGTTGTATGCTCTGGATGCGCCACGCTGCCCACTCTGGGGCTCTAAATAATTTTTGACCATTAGGTGTGTAAAGCATTAAATCGTTGCCCACGCCCATTAGTCCTATAAATGGAACTAGTTTCATAATGATGGTAACTCCTCGTAATTAATGCTATCGCTCATAACTCCGATAACGTAGTTAGTTGATTCGTTTTCCTGCAAGGCAGTTTGTTTCTTGCTTGGATCGCTGTGTTTGTTGAACCAAGGAATTGGTGTGGTCTTAGGAGCTGGTTGAGTGTACTTAATACCGATCTCTTTCAATGCACCGACTGCTGTGTAGTCAACAAAGTCTTTTAGAATGTTTGCGTTAAGCCCGATAACTGGACCTTTCTGGAATAGATAATCAGCCCAGTCTTTTTCTTCTTTAATAACATCTAAGTATAGCTGGTACACTTCTGCTTGACACTCGTCACGAACTTCAGCAAAGCGAGGGTCTTCCTTAACAACCTGATTGATTAGATAGGCTGTCCATCCTTTGTGCAATAGCTCGTCTTGTAAAATCAAACTAATAATGTTGCCATTGCCAATAAAGATCTTGTTCTCTACCATTGCAAGACTTGTAGCAAACGATACCATGAAACGGAAAGCTTCTAAGGCATAACTTGCGTGTAGTGCCATGTAAATTGCTTTAACGTGTTCTTTCTCGCTTACCGCAAAGCCGTTGTCATTTAATTCTTTACGGCAATTTAGTCTATGCAAATAATCATAATACCTGCCAACACTAGATGCCATTGCAACAATCTCTTTGGTATCGTGAATAGTGTTAAACACATCCTTTGGTACATTGTAGATGTTACGAATGATATGGCTGTAACTACGACTGTGAATGTTTGTTTCAAAGAAACTCCAGTTGTAAATAAGTGCTTCTAGTTCTGGCAAACTTACAACAGGCGTAAACACCTGACTCGGAGCACGCCCCTGCAAGCTGTCTAAGGCTGTCTGTCGCAGTAGATTACTGGTAAAGATATGTCTGACTGCATCGCTAGCGTCTTTAAAGTCGTTAGCATCTTTTGTTAAGCTGACTTCTTCCGGAACCCAAAAGAAACCTCTTGCTGTCTTTTCGAAATCTGCAATCTTGTTGTACTTAACTTCTTCAAAACGTTGGATAGTCACGGGCCCTGCTGGGTCCAAAAACATCTTGCGATGTAGGTAGTCTGTTTTAGTTGTTAAATTGTATTGCGCTTCTGACATTAAAATTGATCCGCTTCTGTTGAGTGAGTATTTGCTACTGTAGACTTAGCGCCAACAGCTTCACTAATTAAGTCAAAGTAGCCAACGCCTACTTCACGTTGATGTTTGACGGTAGTAAAGCCACGCTCTTGTGCGGCAAACTCACGTTGTTGCATTTCACTGTAGCCAGCCATGCCACGTGCCTTGTATGCTTCGGCAAGTTCAAACGTTGCTAAGTTAACACTGTGGAAACCTGCTAGTGTAATGAACTGGAACTTGTAACCTAGTTCGCCTAGTTCACGTTGGAATGTTTCACATTCATCTTCGCTTAAAAATTTCCTCCAATTAAACGAAGGGCTGCAATTATAAGCCAACTGCTGATCAGGATATACAGCATGGATTGCATCGGCGAACAATTTAGCTTGTTTGATATCAGGTGTAGAAGTCTCAAACCATAGGAGATCAGCGTAAGGGGCATAAGCAATACCTCTTCGAATACAAGCCTCAATCCCGTTTTTAAATTTGTAAAAGCCTTCTTCGGTGCGTTCATTAATAACAAAATCCTTATCTAGTGGGTCGTGGTCTGATGTGATAAGAGTTGCCGACTCTGCATCGGTACGTGCCATAATAACTGTGTCAACACCTGCAACATCACTGGCTAGACGTGCGGCTTGTAAGTTGCGAATTGCTTGGCTTGTAGGAATAAGAACTTTACCACCTAAGTGGCCACATTTCTTTTCACTGCTTAATTGATCTTCGAAGTGAACACCTGCGGCTCCTGCTTCGATCATTGCCATCATTAACTCGTATGCGTTCAACGCACCACCAAAGCCTGCTTCAGCATCAGCAACGATTGGTAGGAAGTAATCCGTAGTTACGTTGCCTTCACTATGTTCGATTTGATCAGCACGACGGAAAGCGTTGTTGATTTGCTTAACGATTGTTGGTACTGAGTTTACTGGATACAAACTTTGATCTGGATATGTTTGCCCAGCTGTGTTAGCTGCGGCAGCTACTTGCCAACCTGAAAGATAAATTGCTTGTAGCCCTGCTTTGGCATGTTGTACTGCCATCTGTCCGTTGTATGCGCCTAATGTGTTTACATATGGCTCGTTTGCTAATAGCTCGCGTAGTTTGTGAGCACCGCGCTTGGCTAATGTGTGTTCAATCTGTACGCTACCTTGTAGTTTACGGACTGTGTCTTGTGTGTAGTTACGTTGTTTCATTTGTTTCCTTATAGTTTACATGCTTCGCAATCGTCTTCGATTATTTCTCTCTCATTGTGAAATCCGTTGTAATGGACTTCCGGGGTCATTTCAGATTGTGCCTTACTTCCTGCTTTGTTAATCAGGCTGTAGTAGAATGTTTTCAAACCCCACATATGAGCCTGCATTAAGTTTTTAGCAATTAATGTAGTTGGTACTTTACGATCTGGGAAATGTGCCGGATTATAGAATGTGTTTGTTGAAATACTTTGATCGGTATATGCTGCAATAACCGCAGCAGTTTTAATGTACCCTTCGCAGTCTGTCTGTTCCCACATCAGTTGATAGTTCTTGCGAACTTTAGCATTCTGATATTCAGGAACAACCTGTACAAAAGATCCTGCCTTGCTTTCTTTGACCTGAATCAACTGCATTGGCATTTCAATGCCGTTTGTTGAATTAATAACAACTGAGCTAGATTCAACAGGAGCAACAGCACCGTTAGTTGCATTGCGTACACCATACTGAATCATGTTTGCACGAAGTGTTTCCCAATCAAGTTCAGGTGTAAAGTCTGTTAGTTCATTAACACCCTTAGCACGTGATTCCCAAGGGAATTTGCCCTGGCCGTATCGTGTATGTGTGCTATGCAGACAAGCTCCACGCTCTCGGGCCAGTTCAACACTCATTTCAGTTAGGTAGAAACTTTGATGTTCTTGCCAGGTCTTAACTTCTGCAAGAGCATCTGGATCACCATACTTGAGTCCACGCTTGGCATGCCAATAAGCTAGGTTCGTGATACCGATGCCTAATGGACGAATCTCGTCGTTGCTTAACTTACTCTGTACCGACAAGAAGTCTTGGTAATCAAGGATGTTATTCAGGCTACGGTGTAGAATCCTACAGGCTCTACGCATATCCTCTGGGTTCCGGAACGCTCCCCAGTTGATAGATCCCAGTGTACATAACGCTATGCGACCAGCATCGTCGTCTAATCTCTTAAATGGACGTGTGGGTAATAGAATCTCACAGCACAAGTTACTTTGATAAATCGTGTGATACTCAGGATCAAACGGACCTTGGTTCATTACATTATCAATGAATACTAGATATATCCGACCCGTGTCTGTGCGTTCCTTCAGAATACCACCCTTGAAAACATCTTCAGCGTTCATAACCTTTTTACGCAGGTCTTTACGCTTTTCGTATTTTACATAAAGTTCTTCAAACAATGCTGTGTCTTTGTAGAATGCTTCGTACAAGTCTGGCACTTCGTTAGGATCGAAGAATGTTATGTCTTCTTTATTTTTAAATCGTCTCCAGAAGAATGCCGACAACACGACCCCGTAGTCCATGTGTCGTACTCGTGTCTCTTCTGTACCTTGGTTGTTCTTGAGAACAATGAGATCATCAAACTGATGGTGCCAAATAGGATAAAAGACAGTAGCAGATGCATTGCGAATTCCACCTTGCGAACAACTCCTTAAATCACCGAACCATTTTTTCAGGAATGGTATCATGCCTGTATGTTGAATTTCACCACCTCTAATGGGGCTACCTAGTGAACGCAGACGTCCAATCTCCAAACCAATGCCAGCACGTTTGCTAGCATACTTGGCCATCATTTCGCCAGAGGCAAAAATAGAGTCGAGATCATCATCGCTACGAATAAGAACGCAGGAACTGAACTGTTTGGTAGGAGTACCAAGGCCAGCGAGTACAGGAGTAGCAAGAGTAAAAAGACCATCACTGGCAGCATTGTAGTACTCTTTGATGTATCGCATTCTTGCGCTGTTTGGTTCTTCTTTATGGAATACCGTCGCCGCAGCGACCATGTATCTGATTTGTGGGGTTTCATAAATTTCTTTTGTAGCACGATTACGAACAAGATACTTTTCAATTAACTGCTCAATGGCTGCATATGAATACTGCTCGTCCTTGTCGTGCTCGAGCATGTCGTTCATTTTGTTCCAGTCGTCTTCCGAGTACCATTCAAGAAGCTCAGGAGTATATAGACCAACCGACACATTTTTCTTTACGATTTCGTATATGTGAGGGACCTGATAGTCCCCATATACGTCCTTGCGTAGCATAGAAAGACGTTGCTTGCCTGCTACGTATTGATAGTTGGTATGCCCGACATCAGGATTCGCTTCAACATCGATTAGGTTTACAATAGCTCTAAGAGTAATCTCATCAATTTCTTTTGTAGTAATACCATTATAAAATTGCGGATGGCTCTTGATTTCGATCATTGACTGACTTACATCAGCAATGCCACTACATACTTTTGCAACCTGCGCTTGCCATTTTTCAATTGTTAGCGGTTCTTTGGCGCCGCTTCGTTTAATTACTGTAATTTCCATCTACGTCTCGTTTTTGTGTGATATTTATTGCAAAGCAGTGCCAGCCCAAATTATCTCTGAATCGCGGTTTACGGCGTCGAGATCAACGACTTTTCCATACTCGTAGTTCAAAACATACCTATTATCAACTACTAAGTAAAACTCTAAATCTTTCTTTCCTACTGGCATGGACATATGTATCTCACACGGAGTGGCCATAAACCGCTGTGTTAATTTAATAGTATACAGCATGCCAAGAGTAATAGCAAGATCATCCATCTTTCCATCCAGCACGAGATGCCAGGGATCGGGCCAAGATTCTGGGTTGCGGGGGTTAAGAAAGGGACTAACAAACGGTGCGTTGGCCCAGACAGAGGCGACTGTGTTAAGAGGCGATTCCTCGCCTTCTAAGTTGTCTCTAATTTGTTTCCATTGTGTTAGTCTCTCGTTGCCGAAGAGATTAAACACCGTATGTTATTGAGTATGAGATTGAACCAGTTGCACCGGTTGCTAATGGATTTCTATATGACAATAACACAGTTTCATTTCCGGTTTCGGAATCGTTGTTTGCTAATCCAGCGTAAAATTCAAAGTTAGTCATAAGTATCCCCTGTGGTGTTGAAGCCAGTGGAGTCGAATACGTGTAATTATCTGCAAACGAAATCTCATTGAGATCTGCGTCTACCATAATTGTTAAACGACCCGAACGAGCATGATTATTTAATCTTACTGTGTAATCAATATATGTGTATCTATTGAGGGCACTAAACACACTTAACGGTCTGTAACTGTCAGATAGGAAAATATCATCATAGATTAAATCTGATAAGCTAGACTTATCAGCATTGTAAACTTCAGTTATTGCGCCAACTGTAGTTAGTGCTGTTACTGCACCGATTAAGTGTCTGTTGCTTGAGCTTTCGAGAACTGCGTTACCACTAGACTCACCGAAATACACAATACTGTAAACAGGCTCTGCTGCGGTGCCGGTGTTGTTACCGCAATTAACAAATTCCGATCTTTGAATTAGTGTGCCATAACCAAAGTCAGATACAAATGCGTGTCTAGCAATTTCTTCAAAATGACTATCGTTAACTTGCCATTTATTTCCCTGGCCAGTAACACCGTTAATTAAAATTCCAGTATCACATACAAAGAAGTTGCAATCATTAAATTTAACGTAGGTATCGTAAATAGGGGGCTCGCTTGGGTTAACTGTAATTTGGTCACTTCTAACGGCTAGTGCTGTTGATTCAAATTTACAGTTGTTGATCTGGATGCCAGTAACCTTGATACCAGGTAAACTGTTTTCCCAGAAGATAGATGCCGAGTGCTCTTCGATATTTCCTACATCGTCGCCTAGAACATAGTTAGACACAAATCGAACACCGTCTAGTGTACTATCAGCAACTCCAGTAAGAACAAATTGTCCTAGTTCGTGTTGAATAGTAAGATTTGAAACATGAATATTTGTAGGTCTGTTGCTGCTGGTAAATTCGCCAACACTCTCGCCGTCAGCAGTAACAAACAAAATATTGTTGTCTTGGATGTCTAACACTGCACCATTTTGTGTTTCACCGCGAATAATTGCGGTACTTGGTATGTTTAGATTACCGGAAAAGATGTATGTTCCGTTCGGAACTAGTAGTACCTTCTTAAAGTCGTCGTTTGAATTTCTAAATAGCTGATTTACTGCTGATTGAAATGCTTCTAAGCAATCAGTGTTTCCGTCACCTACTGCTCCAAAGTCTGTTACGCTTACATACTCGTCTAGTTTACTTTGTAGGCTTCTGTAAGTACTAAGTGTTATTGAAGGATCTACGCTGGCAAATCTATAGCTAGATGCTAACTCTAATATGTTGTCGTGTTCTGTTAGAACTTTAGTATTGCCCACAAAAGGAGCACCTTCGGCAACACTACCGTTACCGATGAATAATTCTTGCGAATCTACAGCCCAAGCAAACTCTGCTGAACTAAGTTGAGGAACGCCAATTCCTGAGTTTTTTTGTCCTCTGCGGACCTGGATTTTCGATATTTGGACGACAGCCATAGATAATTTCCCGTTATAGGGTATTTATCTAGCTTGGCTGTAGTATTCCTCTACTTTAGCAAGCCAGGCGTCTTGCCACTTGTTAAAGTCCTTGGGTTCTAGTGTAAATTGCTGATATTCAAACGCTCTACTACACATAAAAATAACACCCTTGCGGATATCTGTACCG